ACCGTTGATGATAAAAATATTGAACTTGGTTCAGTCGCAAGCCCAACAGATACTACAGCCGACGGCGGCGGCATCACGTTAAAAGGAGCCACCGACAAGACATTCAATTGGGTGAATTCTACTGCGGCATGGACTTCTAGTGAACATATTAACTTAGCTTCTGGTAAATCAATAAAAATGAACGGTAATACAGTTCTTTCAGCAACCACTTTAGATTCTGTCACCGTTGACGGCGGAACATACTAAATACATTAGAGTTATTACTCTTAAACATCTTTTCTTAAAGGTAACGAATGGCAAATACAATCACACTTAAAAAGTCTTCCGTTGCGGACAAAGTTCCGTTGACCACTGACTTATCATATGGCGAACTGGCCATCAACTATGTAGATGAAAAATTATACTTCAAGAATTCGTCTAACGTAGTTAAAGTATTCACTTCTGACGATAAAGCTCCATCCGCATTCGCCAGACAATTCATGTTGATGGGAGCATAAAATGGCAGATACACTAAAAATCTTGGGTCAACTTTCCCCAGCAGCTACAACAGTCACTGATCTTTATACTGTTCCTGCAAGCAGAAGCTCGACCGTAAGTTCCATTGTTGTTTGTAATAGAGCAGCAACGGCAGCAACTTTCAGAATTTCCGTAGCTGCCGCTGGCGTTGCAGATGCAACATCACAATATCTGTTTTATGAGCAAGCTATTGATGCAAACTCTACATTCATTGCTACTATTGGTATGACTTTAGCAACCACAGATAAAGTTCGTGTTTATGCAAGCACAGCAAACTTTTCATTCACAGTATTCGGTGTAGAGGTAGCATAACATGGCACAAGGTTCATCTAACCCAACAAACAATTTAACGAAGATTGCTGGAACAGCAGTTTCTGTAAATGCTGGTAATAAAGATGCCGGAACACAACGTGTTACTCTAGCAACTGACCAAACAGTAGTTCCTATCTCGGATAACGCTGGGTCATTGACAGTTGATGCTCCAGTTGCGACTCCTGTATTTGTTCGACTTTCAAGCGGCTCTGCTGCTGTTGATACAATTCCAGTTTCTCTAGCATCTTTGCCGGCACTTGCAACTGGAGCAAATACCATTGGTGCAGTTAATATCGCAGCATCTCAAACTCTAGCAACTGTTACAACAGTCGGTACAGTTACTACTGTTGCAACAGTAACTAACCTAGCCCAGATGGGTGGTATAGCAATTAACATGGGTACCGGCGCAAGAGCAACTGGTACTCAGCGTGTTACTATTGCAACTGATGATGTTGTACAGACAGCAGCAACACCCCAAGCAGCGGCAGCTTATTCTCCAACTAATGCAACAACTACTGCTTATGCGACTAGCTTAGTAGCTAAAGCATCTGCTGGTACTTTATACAGTATAAATGGATATAATTCCAAAACATCTGCTCAATTTATTCAGGTGCATAATACTACTTCTTTGCCTGCCAACACTGCTGTTCCTGTAATTATATTTACTGTTGCAGCATCAAGTAACTTTAGCTTAGACTTAACTCCATACGGTAGATTCTTTTCTACTGGCATTACAGTTGCTAACTCTAGTACAGGTCCAACTCTTACTGTTGGTTCTGCTGACTGCTGGTTTGATGTGCAATACAAATAAGAATCAATAGGGAATAAAAATGGCAGTAGCAACTAAACAACAACTTATAGATTATTGTCTAAGAGCTCTAGGTGCTCCTGTTCTTGAAATCAATATTGATGTAGATCAAATCGAAGATCGCGTAGATGAAGCTCTAGAGTACTGGAAACAATATCATCCGGAAGGTGTTGAGAAAGTATACCTGAAGAGCATGATCACTGCTTCTGTCATTAACATAACAACGCCTAATGCAAATACTTGGAGTATAGCGGAGATCGTTACAGGTTCTACCTCTGGAGCTAAGGCTGAGGTAGTTGCTGAAATCAATAGAGTATCTTCTGGGACTACTATTCTAGTGAGAAATGTAACAGGAACGTTTCTTCCTGGAGAAACTATCACTGGAACTGCTGGACATAGCGCAGTTACTGCTGCACTAAACCCATGCGTGCTTGGAGTTTATGACAACAAGTACATGACGTTCCCAGACGCTGTTTATGGTATCTCTAGAGTTATTCCTTTCAATCAAGCATCTTCTTCTAAGAACATCTTCGACTTACAGTATCAACTAAGGCTAAACGACTTATACGATCTGACCTCTACTTCGATCATTTACTATAAGACAGTTATGAGCCATCTCTCTATGCTTGACTTAGAGTTGAATGGTCAGACTCAATTCAGATTCAATCGTCGTCAAGGTAAGCTGTTCCTTGATATCAATTGGGCAACTAACGTCACCATGGGGCAATATGTAGTGGTCGAAGCATATCGTGCTTTAGATCCAGCTGAATACAGCAAAGTATTTAACGAAGCGTGGCTAAAGCACTATCTGACAGCACTGCTAAAGAAACAGTGGGCAACTAACATTAAGAAGTTCCAAGGTCTACAGCTTCCAGGTGGAGTAACTTTGGACGGTAATGGACTTTATGATGAAGCCACTAAAGAGATAGATGATTTAGAGCATGAACTAATGAGCAAATCTGCACCGTTAGACTTTTTCCTAGGATAAAATGGCTCGCAATCCATACTTCACACAGGGAACTGGCAACGAACAGAATATCATTGAAGATATTATCGTTGAGTCTCTTCGTATTTACGGTCAAGACTTCTTCTATATTCCAAGAATATTAGTGTCAAAGGACGAAATCCTGGGAGAGGATAGACTTAGTCGATTCAAGGATGCATATCCTATTGAAATGTATCTTGAGAACGTAGATGGATTCGAAGGTCAAGGCGCATTTATCCAGAAGTTTGGCTTAATGATGGAGCAGACAGCAACTCTTACAGTTGCTCGCAGAACATGGAACACTTTAGTAGGTGTTCACGGAAACACAATTATTCCAACAAGACCCTGTGAAGGCGACTTACTCTATTTCCCACTCACAAAGGGTATGTTCGAAATCAAATTCGTTCAACACCAAGACCCATTCTATCAACTAGGTAAGCTGTATGTTTATAAGCTACAAGTTGAACTCTTCCAGTATGCTTCTGAACGTATTGATACTGGTATTGCAAACGTCGATGTGTTTGAAACACTGAAGACTTTCTCTACGGATACAACTAGAAATAATACAGCAGGTGTCGTTAAGATAACTATGACCAATAACGGCATTGGTTATACACACGAGCCTATCATTGAATTCACTTCTACCACTGGTTCTGGCGCTGCAGCGATTGCAATTATAGGAACTGGCGCTCAAGATGGTCAGATCATCGGCGTTGATATATTAGACGCTGGCACTGGATATGTAACTGCGCCAACAATAACATTCGTTGGTGGCGACGGAGCAGGTGCAGCAGCCATCGCTGAGATTGAGATAAATATAGATATACCAGACTCATTTGGTGATAACAACAAGTTTAAAGAACAAGTTTCTGATATATTGTTTAATGAGAACAACCCATTTGGCGATGTTGTCCATACGCATAAATTTATTCCATCTGACCGGGCTGACACAACATCAATAACAGCAGACACCAATAAAATTTCAGCGGATTACGAATAAAATGTCAAAACAATTAGTATTTACTGGTACGATAGCAAACGATAAAACAGGCGATGCCCTGCGTAATGCTTTTATAAAAATCAACAGTAACTTCACGGAGTTATATTCAGGATTATCAGCAGCTTCTACGACAGGAGCTACAGCACCGAGTTCTCCATCTGAAGGTTGGTTGTGGTATAATACTACAAACTCAAACACGTACATTTATACATCTGGAGCTTGGGTATTAACTAATCCAGCATATTCTCTACCAAAGTCTACATCTTCTGTTCTTGGTGGCGTAAAAGTTGGTGCTAATTTATCCATTAATTCAGATGGAGTTTTATCAGCAGCCAACCTTGGAAACTTATCAGTCACCAACCAAAACATAAATGGTAGTGTTGTAAACGGTGATATTAGAATTACTCCAAACGGTACTGGCGCAGTCAACGTACCAAAATTAACGGTCGGTAATTTTGGGGCTATTATACAATCTCAGTTGCAAATTGAGGCATTCATCACAGACTATACTTTAGTTAGTATAGTAGATAGTAGCAGTGGACCTAGCGATGCTTTACCTATTGATACGTATGGTAATATTAATGGTGTACCTGCTCCTTGGACAGTGTTTCAACTAACACCTGGAAGTAGTAATATCCCAGTTTCAACGATTCTGATTGATGACATTTTAACTGGTGCTGGTATTGTCCCAAGCGCAGTCGTGAGTCGTGGCACTGGACAGTATGCAAATTACATCATCGTAAATTTAAATCTAGCTGGGTTAGGTCAAATTCAACCACTGCCAGGAGCATCATTTAGACTATTGCGCCCGCTTCAGAAAGCTGCGCTTGATATCACAACGGGAACAAATACTGACATTTTCTTAGATAGTCTAGGTTCCGGCGATGTTATCGTTAATACAAATATTATGCCTATTGCTACTAACGTTAGTAGTTTAGGTAGCCCAACACGCAGATGGAAAGAATTGTTCCTAGGACCAGGAACGTTATATGTACAAGATGAAACTTTAGGTTCTGATATTGGTATCGGTGCCAGAGACGGTGATTTATATATCCAAAACAGTAAAGGTTTGACTGTTGGTGAGTTCACATTCCGAGATAATGTAATCAAAATTGCCGATTCAACACGTGATATTGAATTTGGTGTAACGCAAGCAACAGGAACTGTGAAGTTCAATAGACCTATCAATGTTCGAGACTCCACGGGAAGAAAAGCATTCGAGGTCACTAGAGGTGGATTGACTACAATTATTCCACCCTCTAATATTTCTACAACAGAATCTGGATTAAGCATCGTTGGAAATACAGCTGGGCTGCAGCAAGCACGTAATTTTAGTAATACGATGCTACAGATCACTGGAGCCGACGGGCTACCAACTCGTATTAGTATTGACTCGTTTGGCACTGGAACATATCCACTTATTGCTGGCAGACACGCTGGCGGAACTGTTAGTGCACCAACAGCAACGTTGAGTGATGAAACTTTATTTCGTATCAGTACGCAAGGTTGGGGAACTACTGGATACGTTAGTAGCATTGGTCGAATTAACAT